ATTTTTTTGAGTTAATAATTTATTAAAATCATTTTTAACTTGAATAACGTCACGACCATAACCAGTCACTTTTCCAGTAACGGCATCAGTCTCTTTTTCAATAACGCGATCTAAGCCAATTTTAATTTGGTGCATAACATCCGTTGGAACACGACGATCGCTTAATAAAACGTCCAAAGCTGGCAATTTTTCACCACGCACATCAGCACGGTCAACTGCTTCTTTGTATGCTTTTTTAAAGACATCACGATCCATAAATTGACGGAAGTCTTTGGCATACACTTCTTTTGAGTAAGCAGCTGGATACGCTTTTTTTGCAGCAGCGCTTTGATCTTCAATTAACTTGTTTAGTCTTTCGTAACCATTGGCATTTATGTCTAAGCCAGCTTTATCAGCTAATGCTTTTACAACGTCATTTTTCTGGTCAATTAAACGACTCTCTAAGAAATTCTGAGTGCCTGTCTTGGCCTTAGATGGAACGGCGTAAGCACTGTATGCTAGGCCACGCAGATTCTCACCAAGATCAGCAATGGTGGCATTAGGTACACCAATGCGGCGCAGCTCATCCAATGCGGACATTGCTTCGTTAGGTGTTAAATTGTCTTTTTGCAGATAGTTAGCCAGAATCTTGGACGATGCGGCTTGTTGGTCGCCAATACCTGACGCATTTAAGACGTTACGAATAACGGTTCCAGCACCTTTAAGCGCAACAGGAACTGTGCCGCCTAACGCACCGCCAAAAATAGAGCCTTTGACCGCTTCTTCGCCGGTGTCCTTGGTTGCATAGCCAGCGCCAGACAAAGCGCCTGTAGTGGCTCCCACGGCTGTCCCACGCGCTATTTGGCCGCCTAGTCTTTCACCAGCTAACATTGCTTGGGTGCCAGTTTTTAAACGGTTTGCAGCTTGTAAGCTACCAAATGGCACAATCAAGCCACCAGCCAATTCCAATGGTGTTTTGACGTTCGGATAATCTTGGCCGAACTGACCTTGCTGGGCGCGTAGTTCATTTCTTAGTTTTTCGTATTGAGGGCCGCTAATCCGACCTGTACGAAAAGCCGCCTCTATCTCATCAGCAAAGCCAAATGTAGCGCCTTGCGCTACAGCACGACCAGCCTCTGCCGCGCCAGAATAAGGAACGGAAGGTTGAAAGACTGACGTTGATACTTGTGGCGCTTCTTCCTGAACAACCGGAGCATCTTCCCATGCGTTTTTAGCCATTATGGTTTTCTCCTTCTAACGCCCTTGTCATCAATAAATACCGTACCCTTTGGCAATGCTGCATAGTCGGCATTGGTGAATACGTGCGGCTCAAATTTCGGCGACTCAAATATCATCTCAGGCATCGGTAACTTAGCGTTAGCACGACGGCGCTCAATAGTATTCTTATAATCAGCAGCACGGCGAGCATTTAAATCGCGCAATGTCTGAATCGCTTTTCCTGCATCAGCAGCAGACTCAGCACCTTGCAATTCTTTGGCTGCTCTAGCTGCATCGCCTTCAGTTTGAGTACCTTTATTTAAGCGCAATGATTCATTGACTAGCGTTGTCTTAAAGCGTTCAAAGTCATTACGTGCTACCACATCTGGATCGCCTGAACCAAGTGCGCTGCGAGCTGTAATGCTTATTCTGTCTTTTAAACCAAACTTAATATTGCCGGATTTAATGCTAGTCAAATACTTATCAGCATCAGTGGCCAGATTAATCGCTGCTTGAGCCGCATCATAATCAGCATCTTCAGCTTTTTGAATGCCAGATGGTAATGGTTTTGATTCCCTAGCAAGTTCGGCCATTGCGCGACGATTTTCTCTGTCGGCTGCTTTTTGGCTTGCTATAAAATCTTGTTGCAACCTTTGAGTTTCTTTTTTATCTGCAAATCGCAACTCAAGAGCTTTTAAATCTTGATCGTATTTTTCCTGACGCGCTTGAGCATCAGCAGCAATCTTTGCTTGCAAATCTTCTTTTTTGCTTTCAATTTTTAATTGTGTTTCTTCTTTGCGCGCTTCTCTATTAGCTTGCGCCGTTTGAGTAGCTTGCAACACACCCATGATTTTTTCAGGTGAACCATACTTGGACACAACCGCCAACACTTGTTCATTAGTTGGCGTTGGGCCAAGGTTGCCAAGCTCTTCGCGCAACTTTTCCTCTTGAGCAATGCTTAATTCTGTTTTAGCTGCGGTGGCTGACTTTGAGCGCATATCAGCTATGTTCTTGGCTAGATCGTTGGCTGCACCAATAAGATACTGAGCAAACTCTGGATCGCCTTGCTCCTGCGCTAAATTAGCCGCACGAAGCATAGAGCCTGGGTCATTCAAATTGATACGTGGATTACCACCAGCACCGGTCAGCATTTGTTGACGCATTGATATTTTGCGCAATTGTGGGTCTTCCATGCCAAACAAACCGCCAACTGCTTGGCCAAGTTGTTTGCCGCCAGTATATAAACTAACGTCAGCACGTTGAAACGGCGTAAGGCCAGCGTATTGAATCGCTTCCCTTTGTGTTTGTTGGTCTTGCATCGCTCGGTATTGCTCCGGCGATGTAAACAAACCTAAAATTTCGCTTGCCATGATTATTGTCCTTTATGTTTTATATTGCGCCAGCGTAATCACCGCCAGGGTAATAATCAAACGCGCTGCGACGGTACATATCTTGAGAAGGCGGCGCAGATGGAGCGTATGTTCTTGATGGCTGAACTGATGAAAGATCATACGAGCCAGTTGGTGAACTTCCTCCACCAAACAAGCTGCGTGCGCCTTGTTGAACATAAGGATTACTTGCAAAACCTTGTAACGCTGCGCCATAAGGACTATAAGCATTAGCTTGCTGCATAGTTTGCGCAGCGTTTATACCGCCTTGCAGTAAAGCATTTGCTCCTGTTGTATTTACATTTCGACCGCCAATATTAGCGCCCAACTCTAACGGCTGTTGGCCTAAACTTTCAATTGTTCCAGCACCGCCAAGGTACGCGTTAAATGGACTTAAAGCATTTACTTGACCGGCTTGATACTGGCCTAACAATCCAGCACCTTGGCCAAACAAACCGGTACCAAACGCTACTTGTTGCTGACCTGCTTGTTGTGCTTGGCTAGCTAATGCAGCATCTTGTTGAGCCAATGCGTTGTAATACGCTTCTAGTTCAGGATTGCTTGCGCTAAGACCTGCACCGCCGCCTGGACGAATACCTGTTGCGCCAACTGACAAACCGCCGCGACCAGTATTAAACAATCGGTTTTGCAATTCCGCATATTGACGCTCACGGCTAGGCGCTAACAAGTCTTGTTGGCTTTGCATATACTGAGCCGCAACTGCTTCAGGTGATTGCGCTAGGTATTGACTACCCAAATTAAACAAGCCAGTAGCCGCACCAGTTAGCGGCTGATACATTCCTTGCGCTGCTTCAGCTTGGCCTAATCCTTGACCACTTAATGCCATCAAACGATCTTGATAATTTTTTAACTCTGACGATAAGTTATAGCCAGCGCTATTTACGCGACCACTAGCATCTGTACCAAATTGGCTAGTACCAAAACGTGTAGTAACGCCAACAGGCCGGAATCGCGCTTCTTCAGCAGCAATTCGTGCCGCTTGTAATTGCGCTGCTGCTGACTTTTCTGCAGCACTTTCGGCCGCTCGCCCTTGTAAATACCCGCCTAATATATTTCCACCGGCGGCGGCGGCCGCTGCATAAATTGGCATACTATTCCCCTCTAATTAAAACGTCATCCACTTTAGATGAGTCTTTCTCATCCGTCGCATGGATACAAAACCAGACACAATCGCTCATGGCTTTAATGCCATGAACTACGTTTGCTTCAATATTTATACACGCTGGCGCGTCAATAATTTCAATGACGTCGCCCTTCATAACTGCAACACGACCTTTAGCCAAAATAGATAGATGACTAAAGTCATGCGTATGCTTCAATATGGCCGTGCCAGCAGGAACGAATGCTTCCTTGGCATACAAGCCATCCGAAAAGTGGTGAGTAATCTCACCGCCAACATTTTCCAGCACCGCGCTCATGCCGTTCTGCGCCACATATATACGACGATGTACGGTTGCAGGTTAGCGTTAGTTCCGCTTGAGCCTGTTGTACTAATGCTAGTGCTAACGCTAATACCTGTGCTTGCGGTGCTTGTGTTTGATGTGCCTTGTTTAGCAAGAGCTGATGATCCAGCATTTTGATCGATGGTGTTATTTTGAAATCCTATTGTGTGGTTGTGACCAGGGTCGCTAACACTTGAACTCGCTGAGTGAGTATGGCTAACGACAATCGCATCAGCAGAGCCACCAGTTTCTTGCGCAGTATCAAACGCTGCATTGCCAGCATCAAGACCAACCATGACACGACCAGCGCCAAACGCTGACCATGTACCAAATCCAAGTAACGTAGCAGGGTTAGTGCTAACCGCCGCATTGGTATAGATTGAGCCAACAGGATACAAAGCGCTTAATGCAGCTTGCACAAACCCTGTTGTGGCCAACTTAGATGTGTTGTCGCCAGTTGATTGCGTTGGCGCTGTTGGGCTGCCAGAAAAGCCTGGGCTGGCTAAGTCAGCCTTAGTCGCAACAGCAATCGCAATATTATTAAACTCTGTATCAATCTCCGTTCCTTTAACAATCTTGGCCGCATTGCCCGATGGCAGCGCGTCTTTAGATGCAAAGTCGGTCGATTTGGTATAGTCAGACATTACCTACCCCTTAATTTATGCGGCCTTTTTTGGCCAAAATCTCAATCTTTTGAATCGATAATTCAAACCCATTAACCTCTGCTTCATAGCCTGTTTGAAAAACTTTGCCAGAACCAGTAGCTTGTGAGAATAGATTTTGAATCACAATGCCACCAGCATACTGCGCAACCGGTACACCATTAGCGCCATACTCAGCAACGCCATATTCAGAAATGCCTTGGGTTGGAACTGATACGTTTTGGGATAGATAGTTCTCAGAAAAATCGTAGCCCCATTTAATCGTTACCACTTGATCTGAACCGCCAATAGCAACAATAGATATGCGCTTAACAATCGACGTAACAGCAACATCACCTAAGTCGGCATGATTGGTGTAATACTGCATTCGATACGTGCTAGTGTCATCAAGATACCCGCCGTATTTACCAACGTAACCATTCTTTCCAATTAATAGGTCGCCATTGCGTAACGCATACATTGCCGTTGGTTTAATGTCGTTCCACGTAGTTACCCGCGATGATCCATCCTGCATAACATTTCGCGTATCAAACACATACACTTGACCCGCCGTTGGGAACGTCAATAAGTAGAATGCATCTATTTCTGAATAAACGCCTTTAATATTTGCCGGCGTTTCACCTGCTACCAACTGCATCAAGTCATTACGAACATTCTTACTCAAGTCACGAAATGGCGCAGACTTTTCCTGAATGGTTCTAAGAACTGAGCGCACACCACTGTTGGATAAAAATACGACATCGGTGTTGGTGCTTTGAATCGAATCACGGTATTGGCAACCGATACCAACCACGGTGTCGTACAACGACATTGTGCTAGGTGTTGTCGCACCTTGATAAACCAAAATCTGCCGCTTGCCAAAGATAAACAAAAAGCCGTTGTGCGCTGCTAGGCCGGTTATTTCATCAGCACCGTTAGCCCACACGTTATTGACGTTTAATGTGCCTGATGAGCCGCCACTATAAACATGGCCAGCAATCAAATCAGAAAAGGTTAGCGTTGTTTTATCTGACGTACTGTTAGCAATCCACAAGCGACCATACGCAGAAATACAAATATTCCCTAGTGGCACCGTACCAGCATAGCCAGACTTTTCACTTACTCGGCGGTACGTTGTAGAACTAACCGCTGGGTCATAAATTATTGGGTCATGACCGGACTGAAAGAAATACGTTACTCCATTTAACGATGCGCACTGCCAGTTGTTGGCGCTAATGGTTGGTGCTGTACCACCACCGCCATAGGTCAACTCAGTAACTGTTGTGCCGCTTAATTTGAATATCTTATTGTTTCCAGCAAATAGAGTCGTTACCGATCCACCAGTAAGCACCAATTCGTGGATGACGCCAATATCGTTAGCGCCCAAATTGCCCGAACTGGTATTAACTTTCGTCCATCCCTTACGTGCGCCCATCCGACCGTACTTGTCCAGAATGCAGTTAATCGCAGTCAACGCAAATCCAGCCGCCAAATCCAATGGCGAGTCTTGCGTATTCAGACCATAGAAGCCTGGTGCATTAACGCTAAATCGTTCAAGTGCTTGACTCATACTGGAACAAACTCCTGAGTTTCAGGGAAGCGAGTGGCTTCTAATGAAATGTAATCAGCCAACATAGAGCGGTACAAATTGTATGCTTCCGATGAAGATAATCCACCATCTTCGCCTCGCTCAACCAACGCTCTGGCATAGGCGTTTTGTTCAACCACTACATCAGGAACCAACACCGATGTGCCGTCAGATGTCAACGCTGCTTGTGGGATAGTTAGGAAAAACTTGATCGTATAGACGCCATCAGGGCGACCGTATAATTGAACTTGCGCGTCGCCGTTACCGTCAACACCTTCAAAGCAATACTGCGCGGGGATGTTAGTGACAATTGGTGTGAAATTTTGCTTTTGACGCATATCGGCCACGCTGATATTTTTCATGACGACATTGCTAGTCGTATTTAGTGGGTCGCTTGATACACGGAATTTTTGACCTACACCGGTCAACGAATAGACATACGTGCCGGATGTGGTAGTAACGGTTTTTTCTTGGCCGAGAACATTCCAATCGTAAGCGTCTTCGACTTGGCGCTTGGCGTCATTAACGAACTTACCGATAAGAGTCGAATACGCATCAAGGCCGACGGTAT